GACCTCATCTCCACGTTCCCGGTGGACGTGTTCCGCGACTTCGACGGTATCGCGGTGGAGATGCCGAAACCCCCGATCATGGTGGACCCGGGTGGGGTGGAGTGGCAGTTCGGGGACTGGATCTGGGCGTCGCAGCGGGACCTCGACAGCGCCGGGAACACCATCGGCCGGATCGTGGAGCGGAACGCGGTCGCGACCCGCTACTACCCGCAGGGCCTGCCGTCGCGGATCGAGCTGGCCGACACCCGGTCCTGCTCCGTCATCAACCACAAAGGGTCCCGGAAATACCGCATCGACGGCCGGATCTACGACGCGTCGCAGGTGTACCACGAACGGCAGTACCCGATGTCCGGGTCGCCGGTGGGGCTGTCGCCGCTCGTCATGGCCGCGGCGACCATCGGCGAGTACCTGTCGATGCAGCAGTACGGGCTGGACTGGTTCGCCGGTGGCGGCGTCCCGAAGGCGTGGATGCAGAACACCCGCAAGACCGTGCAGGACGAGGAACGCGACGCCGCGAAGCAGTGGTACGACGACACGGTCCGCAACGGCGACCTGATGGTCACCGGGAAGGACTGGGAGTACAACATGATCCAGGCCGAGCAGGCCGGGATGGAGTGGCTGGAGGGCCGCCGGTTCGGCGTCGCCGAGATCTGCCGGTTCCTGTCGGTGCCGCCGGAGATGGTCCACGGCGCGGTGTCGGGGCAGTCGGTGACGTACGCGAACGTGACCCAGGCGAACCTCCAATTCCTGATCATGCATTTGGCTCCGGCGGTGATCCGCCGGGAGCGGGCCCTGTCGAAGCTGTTGCCGATGCCGCGGTACGTCAAGTTCAACACCGACGCCCTCCTGCGGATGGACCCGAAGACCCGCCAGCAAGTCCTCCGGTCCCGGCTGGAGACCTGGCAGATCACGAACACTGAGGCGCGGGAGTTGGACAACCTGCCGCCGCTGAGCGCTGCCGACATGACAGAAATGCAGGAGATCTACGGCAAGCCGAAGACCTCCGGCGGCGGGTCCGCTCCGTCCGAGCCGGGTGACGACCCCGGCTCGGGTGTGGGTGAGGACTCGCCTGCAGAACCCGCCGAGGCCACCGCGTGGACCGACTCCGACGTGCAGGCCGCGTCGGAGTTCGCCCAGCGGATGGAGTCCCTGGCGGAGCTGACGGCGGCGTAGGGAAGGCGGAAGGTCATGGCGGAGATCCCGATCCACCGGCGGAGGCTGGCGGACCTGATCGACTCGACGGGCGCGCGGATCGTGGAGCAGGGCACGGCGGACGGTGTGCCGCTGGCTGGTCTGCCGGAGATGCGGCTGCGCTGGTACCACATCGGCGCGACGCGGGCGGCTGACCGAGTGACGTCAACTGCGGGAGACGAGCCGGGGACGACCGAGGCGAACGTGTACGTGTACGACAGCATCGGCGGGTCGATGGGCGTCAACGCGAAGCGGTTCGCCGCCGAGCTGGATGACGTCGACGCCGACGTCATCCACCTGCGGATCAACTCGCCGGGCGGCTCCGTGTTCGACGCCCTCGCCATCATGAACAGCCTCCGCACCCACCCGGCGCGGGTCGTCGCGCACGTCGACGGGATGGCCGCGTCCGCGGCGTCGGTCATCATGCTCGCCGGGGACGAAGTCGTGATCGAGCCGGGCGGTGAGGTGATGACGCACCGGGCGTCGTCGGAGTACAGCGGCGACGACCTGTCCGTGGACGCGTGGAAGACGTGGCTGCAGCGGCAGACGGAGAACGTCGCCGACCTGTACGCGCAGCGGTCCGGCCGCCCCCGTGAGGAGTGGCTGGACCTGATGACGGCGGAGACGTGGTTCTACGGGGCGGAGGCGGTCCAGTACGGGCTCGCGGACCGGGCGGAGAAGTTGACCCGCCCGCCGGTCGAGCCGGGTGACGACCCGGACGGGGACCTCGCGGAGCGGATGGCGCGCCGTCACGTGCCCCGCGGCTACCGGTACGCGTCCCGCGGTGAGGCGGGCGCCCCGCGGCGGGTGGAGCGGGGGTTCACGTCTCGGTCGGCGCCGCGGGGTGGGGTGCCGTCGGGGGTCCGCGACGCCGGGCAGCTGCGCACCCGCGCCGCTGCCCGCGGCCTGGTCCAGCGGAACGCCCCGGCCGGGGTGACGACGATGGCGCGCCGGTCGGCGCCGTCGGGGGACATCGGCTACCAGACGGTGGAGCACCGCGGCAGGCAGATGATCCGCACCCACGGCGCGTTCACGGTGTACGGCCGCCGGTACGAGATGTGGGACATGTACGGCCCGTACTTCGAGCAGGTCGTGCAGGGCTCCGGCACCGCCACGATCACCGCGGCGGACCTGGACTGCATTTTCCTCCTGAACCACACCGGCCTGTCGATGGCGCGTACCGCGGGGCCGTGGAACGAGCACCGCGGCACCCTGAACCTGGAGGACCGGGCGGCGGTCGGCTGGCATGAGGCGTTCCTCAACCCGGCCCGGCAGGACGTCTCCGACATGGTCGTCGCGATCGACGACCGGACCGTGACGGAGATGTCGTACGCGTTCCTGATCGAGGACGGCCGGTGGAACGACGACATGACCGTCTACTCGATCTACCGGTACAACATGCACCGCGGTGACGTGTCCGCCGTGAACTACGGGGCCAGCCCGTACACGGACATCTCCGCGCGGGCGTCGGAGATCCTGGCGGAGCTGCAGCAGATGCCCGCCGGGGCGATCTCGGAGGCGGTGCGGATCCTCGGGCAGCGGGTCGGCGCGTACGAGCAACTGCTCCGCGAGGCCGACCCCGGCGCGTTCGCCCGCATCACCGAGCCCGTTTTCGCCCGCGGCGGCCCCACCTGGCACGGTGACCCCGCACTCGCCGAGGTCCGGCAGGAGGACAAGGACAGGGCCCGGGAGTGGGTGTCGAACGCGATCGGTGACGCCGACGTGCCGCCCGACCAGCGGCGCCCCGCCGACCCCGACGAGGCCCCCGACGAGGACCCCGACGGCGACCGCGAGCAGGACGAACCCGCCAAGGTCATTGACAACACCCCCGCCAGCGGGCCTACCGTAGCGGGGTACGAGGCACTTCTACGGAGCATGACCGCCAACTAGGGCCCCTCCACAGCCCCGGCGCACACCTCCCGCAGAAGCACCCGGCAAGCCCCTCCGAAGCTGCCGGACGCCGAGACGCACGTCCCTGACCCGTTACCGAAGTCCTCGGGCACCGTGCGCGGCCGTCCATACCGGCAGCGGACCCCGGACGCAGGTACCCCCCTGTGAACCGGAGACATCACCATGGGCACAAGCCTGGAAACCCTCATCACGTCGATCGAGGTGGAGCGCGAGCACGCGAACCGCTCCAAGGAACGCGCCGCGCAGAGCATCGCCGGTATCCTCGCCGCCGCCCGCAAGGACGGCCGTTCCACCCTGTCCCCCGAAGAGGACGCGGAGATCCAGCGGGAGTTCCGCAACCACGCGCAGGCGGAGAAGGACATCGCCGGTATCACCGTGAAGCTGGCGAACGCGCGGAAGCTCCAGCAGATCGAGATGAACACCGACCTCAAGCTCCACGACACCACCGAGGTCGACGACGGCCCCACCGGCGGGCAGAACGACCTCCGCACCCAGCACAAGGCCCGCGCCTACGACGAGGTCGCCCGCGTCGGGCAGGAGAAGCGGACGTACAACCCGGACAACTGCCGGAAGGGCTCGGAGTTCCTGCGCGACGTCGTCGCGTCGTACTCCGGCCGCGACGAGGACGCCGGGTTCCGGCTCCGCGCGCACATGCGGGAGGAGCGCGTCGAGCGGGGCGCCTACCTGGAGAAGCGCGCGAACGTCGGTACGGGCAACTTCGCCGGTCTGGTCGTGCCGCAGTACCTGACGGACCTGTACGCCCCGGCGGTGGCGGCGCTGCGCCCGTTCGCGGACGTCTGCAACCAGCACGACCTGCCCGAGAACGGCATGACCGTCAACATCTCCCGGATCACCACGACCACGTCGGTCGGGCTCCAGACGGAGGGCAACGCGGCGCCGTCCACGGACATCGACGACACCCTCCTCACGGAGACCGTGCAGACCGCCGCCGGGTACGCCGACCTGACCCGGCAGGCGATCGAGCGCGGGACGGGCGTCGAAGAGGTCACGATGGACGACCTCATGCGCCGGTACGCGACGGCGCTGGACGGCACCCTCCTGAACCAGGCCACCACCGGCCTCGCCGCGGTCGCGCAGGCGACGACGTTCGACGACACGACCCCGACCGTGCCGGAGCTGTGGCCCAAGTTCCTCGGCGCGATGGCGAACGCTGAGGGCGCCCTCCTGGGCATGGCGTTCCCCGACTACATCGTCATGCACTCCCGCCGCTGGTACTGGCTGCAGTCGTACCTGGGGTCGGCGTTCCCGTTCATCGGGCAGCCGGGCATCCCCGGCAACCAGGGCGGCGTCGCGAACAGCAACGGCTACAACCAGGGCGTGCGCGGCACCCTCCCGAACGGGATGCGCGTCATCGTCGACAACAACATCGCGACGAACGGTGGGGCGGGCACGAACCAGGACGAGATCTACGTGATCGCGTCGTCGGAGTGCCACCTGTGGGAGGACCCGAACGCGCCGGTGTTCATCCGGGCGGAACAGCCTCTCGCGCACCAGCTCGCGGTCCGGCTGGTCCTGTACGGCTACTTCGCGTACAGCTTCCGCCGGTACACCAACGGCCAGCAGAAGATCGCGGGCACGGGCCTCGTCGGTCCGGGCTTCTGATCGGCGGCGGACATGCCCACCATCACGGCGATCGGCGCGGGCGGCTTCCCGGACACTGTCCGGTTGGCCGCCGCGCAGGTCGGCAACGGCCCGTCCGGCAACGTGCTGGACAGGCTCGGCGGGACCGGCGAGCCGTCCCTCCTGGAGATCGCGACGACGGTCGGGGCCACCCCCACCGTCACGATCAACGTGGAGGGGTCCGTCGACGGCACCACGTGGTGGAACGTGCCCTACTCGGAGGTCGCGACGCCGCAGACGTTCGCGGTGGCGGCGCTGGTCATCACCACCGCGACGACGCGGCGGCTGATCCTGCCGAAGGACATCCCGTGGCGGTTCCTGCGGCTGGTCATGTCGGCGAACACCAACGTGACCGTGACCGCGGACGTGACGGTGTTCTGATGCGCCTCGTCAGGTCGTTCCCCGCGCTGGTCCCCCCGGGCCGGAATTACATCGTCGACGACGCCGCCCGGCACCTGAACGCGGACTACTCGTACCGCGGGCTGGTGTCGTTCGGCGACGACCTGGTCCATCTGGACTGGGACATGGCGGTGTCGCGGGAGGACCTGGAGGCGTTCGTCGACCGGGCGCGGCAGGCCCCGTCCCGGGTCCTCGTCGGGCCGCAGCGCGTCGACGTCGGCGACGGCCGACGGCACCTGGCGAAGCCTGTGTGGAACATGCGCCGGTACGTGGGGCAGCGGCTGGAGCACGTGCAGGAGGGCGACCCGACGTGTGACCTGTACGGGTTCGGGATGGTGTACCTGCCGCACGCCCTGTTGGCGGGGTTCGACGCCAGGTGGCGGCGCGAGTTGGACGACGGGTCGATCCGGTTCGACGACACGGGGTTCGCGGGGTGGGCCAGCCGGGAGCAGGGCCCGGCGGCGATCGACTGGCAGGTCCGGCCGGTCCACCTGCACTACCGGATCTCGGAGGTGGTCCGGTGAAGACGTACACGGCGGAGGAACAGCTCCGCGCCGACACGTTCAATCTGGCGTACCGGGCAAAGCACGAACACCGGGCGTGGCAGAACGTGCCGGAGCTGGCGGAGGTGCTGTACCTCGTCGCGCAGGAGGTCCCCCTAGGCGTCGTCGTCGAGGTCGGCTGCGCGTGGGGCGGCACCCTGTACGCGTGGCGTCACATCCCGTGGCGCAATCAGCCCGACGTGTACGGCATCACCATGGGCCACTTCGCGGACCTTCCGGCGGACACCCACGGCGCGGTCGTCATCGACGGCGACAGCCACGACCAGGCCACCCTCGACGAGCTGGCCGGGCACCTCGACGGCCGCCCCGTCGACGTGCTGTTCATCGACGGGGACCACACCTACGACGGCTGCCTCGCCGACTGGCGGATGTACTCCCCGCTGGTCCGGCCGGGCGGTCTGGTCCTGCTCCACGACATCCGCTGCGCCGGTGAAGAGGCCGTCGCCCGGGTGTGGGAGGAGGTCATCAAGCCGGAGGCTGCGGCGTCCGGCTGGCACACGGAAGAGATCGTCGCGAAGGCCGGGAAGCCTCTCGGTTTCGGGATCGTACGCACGTCAGGGGAGCAGGCATGACAGCGGATGCGGCCGACAAGGCCCACGACAACAAGGTCAAGGAGACCGCGGACGGGGAGCGGCTGGTCGAGCACTCCACGTTCCACCCGGGTGACCGGGAGCTGAGGGAGGTTCAGGACGCCGCCGAGGTCGAGCGGGTCGGCGCGTACAAGGAGGCCGGGTACGTGGCGGCGCCGGGCGTCGGCGACTACCACGCCGTCCGGCGTGAGGCCAAGCACATGAACGCGGCGCTGGTCGTCGCGGCGGGCGGCGGCACCGCCGAGGACCCGTCGGCGGTCGTGGTGGACGGAGTGAGGTCGATGGTTCAGGACGCGTCGCAGGAGGCCGCGAAGGCGCGCAGGGCGGCGTCGAAGGGCCGCGGCGCCGGACCGGCGCAGCGGCAGGGCCGCCACGAGGTGATGCAGGGCGGCACCGGCGGTCTCGTCCAGGGCACCGCGGAGGGCTCCGGGAAGTCGGCCAGCTCGTCCGGGACGGACACCACCGACCAGGGCATGAACGCCACGGTCGGGTCCGCCCCCGCGAACCTGGACCCGGGGGTGGAGAACACCCCGCAGGACCGGCCGAAGTCGCAGGCCGACTCCCCGTCGCCGTCCGGCGCTGGGAAGGCGCCGGGGTCGAGCGGGTCCACCGGGTCCACGAAGCCGACGAAGCCGTCCGGGAACCGGGCGAACTGACCCGTGGCGCTGTACCGGGTGCTCCGCACCGCCAAAGCCACCCTGACGCGGACGTTCTTCCTCGACGAGGAAGCGGTGTCCGCGTCGGGGGGCGTCGGCGTGGCCGTGGCGCGCCCGGACGGGACGGTCGTGCAGAACGCGGAGATCCCGTCGGCGGACGCGGAGCACGGGTACAGCTTCACGTGGCAGGGCTCCGACGTCCTCGACGAGCTGGACGTGACGTGGTCGGCGACGGTCGGCGGCGACGCGATCATCCTCGACCAGGACGTCATCCAGGTCGTCGGCGGGTTCTACTTCGGGCTCGCTGAGGCCCGGCTGATCGACGCGAAGTTCCAGGGCGCCCGCGGGGAGGAGTTGTACCCCACCCAGGACCTGATCGACCGCAGGGTC